GCGACGTGCGCGGAGGCACGCAGCCATGCTTTCTTGGATACGGTGTTCCTTGATCTCTCCGTCCCAAAACATAAGTAGAGCAACCACGGTTTCTATCATACTATCTTACCTTTGTTCTCACCCTCTTTGATTACGTATCTCTGTGTACCATTCTTACCATGTTCGACAGACTTTTTTAATTCTTTTACATAATTCATCTGTTTAGCCTCTTTGTTTATGTGAGCTATGTAGTCTAAAACCTTTTTAGTTATTCGTCCCGTTGCCATTGTATTTGTACTCTCTATTTGCATCTTTTAATTTTTCTATATCAGACAAAACCTTATCCATCTGCTTTGTCAAAAATTCTATGTTGACTTTGTTCAAAGCCATGTCCTCGATATGTTTATTGATACGATCGGTGGTCTTGTACAAGTCTTCCAACATCATGTACTGCTCGCTATCTGCGGGCAGTGATCCCATCTGACCACGTGGCCACTTGATTCTAAATTCTGTATTCTGTTCAACATCCTGCTCCATTATCTTGATCTTGGTGTCTGCAATATTCAAACGTTCAACCATCTGAAAATAACCCATCGTGCCTAACGCTACAATAATTATTAACGAGGCTACCGTCTTCATTGGCATCTGCACAGCAGCAGATTCAGATATTGTCAAGGGTTTCTTACTCATTATGCTCCATTAAATAAATCTTCTGGGGAGACTTTCTTTTTCTTTTTTCTACCCATGTACCAATCACCAGGTTCATAGTTCCATTTTTTTCCATGATGACCTCTAATATCTGCCCACCACATTCTTAGTTTTACAATCCATTTAAAAAATTTACTTGGTCTAGCCATCATTTACCTTTGGTTTTGGTATCGGAATTATATAATCTTTTGGATCGACTTGCAATGGTTGAGGTGGTCTTACAAAGATAGCAAGTAGACATAACAAAATTATTAGTATTGCTGTGAACCTGTAGTCCATAACAACCTCCAATCATTATTGCTTTTTCGGTGTAAATAAAGCCTTAATTTTTTCCCATATTCTACAACAAATATTTTTACATTTATTAATCATGTTTTTTCTCCTCAATTTCGTAGAAGAAATCATCTGTATCTGACGTCTGCCATTTACCAGTATCTTCTACATTCCACTCGTTAGTTTGCACTTTCCATTTAGGAATCTCATCTTTCACGGTGAAAGAAGGTAAATTCCAGATTATTCTGTTGTTGGGCTGTGCTGCATAATTGCCATCATCTAGGGCCATTATGTGAGCGCACTTGTGTTCGTGCGGTATTTCTGAGTGTTCAGTGTCAAGTATATTACTTTCTGGATGTGCAAAGTCAACCGTAAATAAATATTTACCGTGATGCCATTTTTTATCTTTGCCTATATATTTGCCTGATGTGCCTTGTATTATATCCCAAGAAGTAACAGCAGGATAGTAGCTAAAACAATTCCAGAGCTGAAGTTCATCAAGTCTTCGTGTGGGTACATCTTTGGGTTCAAATCCTCTTTGAATAAACGCTGTAATAGGTAGTCTATAAAAGATCGCACCATTTTCCATAATAGCATGGAATAAAAGAGCGCTACCTGCAATAGAGCTAACACCAAAGATAATACAGTCTTCAACTTCTCCATGATGTTTCTTGCAATCATAAAGATACTCTCTTCTTATTTGAGCATAAGTTGCTGGTATATTTGAGTTTAAGTATGCCATAATAAAACCTCATTTTATCTCTCCCCAGTTTTTACCGGACTCATAGTCTACCTTGTTTGGTATCTCTAAGTCAACTGCGTTTTCCATAATATCTTTTATCTTTGCAGCTTCGAGAGGATTAATAACTGATATATCAAGTTCATCATGTATTTGTATATGCGGTGTAATACCCTCTTTGTGTAATTCTATCATTGATTTTTTAGTCATGTCAGCAGCTGATCCTTGTATTAATCTATTTAAAGCTTTGTAGGTATAAGCACGCTTGATACTTGCTCCATATTCCTGCCTTGCTTGATCGAAGGGTAAAGCTTTGTGCACACCAAAATGATTTGGCTCCCACAGATGAAACCTACATAATCTACCTAATAGTGTACGAATCTGACCACGTTGTTGTGCTCTGTTAGATACAGAGTTCATCAAAGTTTTTACAAACGGAACTCTATCGTGATAAATTTTAAATAGTTCTTCAGCTTTATCTTTCGATACTCCTAACTCTGCCTGTAGCTTTGCTTTACCCATGCCATAAAATAATCCAAGATTAATTGTTTTTGCTTGTAATCTTGGTATATCCGCCATCTTTGCAACAATAGTGTGAAAGTCTGCATCACCATCCTCATAAGAATCTTTAACACCAAAGACACTTGTGTCTTGATCAAGGGATGCGTAGTGAACTACAAGTCTTGGTTCTTGTTGACTATAGTCAAAGCATCCCCACTCGCAACCAGACTCAGGTATAAAGAGGGATCGGATCAATGGACCTAAGTCTTTGTTACGAGAAGGAATCTGTTGTAAATTAGGATTAGAATAACTGAATCTTCCGGTTACGGTGCCTCCAGTATCTGACCTAATTTGATTAATATCTGCGTGTATTCTACCATTATGTTCATGTTTTATGATGGTATCTATAAATGTTGTATGTGCCTTGTTAATCTCTCTAGCTTTTGATATACATTGTACTAGAGGATGTTTATGTGTAGAGAGAAAGTTTTTTGTAAATGATGGAGCCTGGGTTTTTAATGTTCGTTCGTAAGGTAAATTTAATTTGTCAAAAACTTTGGCGATTGATCTTGCAGCCCATATTTGGGTATCTATTCCTGTTTCTTTTTTTACTTTTAACAGGAGCTCTTTTTCTTCTGATGCTAGTTGGTTCTTCATTGTATGAGCTTTTTCAACGTCCACTCTCACCCCAAGAAATCGCATATCGACCAGACAAGGAAATAGATCTGTCTCAAGATTAAATATTGATTCGAGATCTTGATCTAATATTTCTCTCTGCATTACTTTCCATAAACCTAAAGTCAACTCTGCATCTCGTTCAGCGTAATTACCAACATACATCGCAGGTAATTTCCACATATCAGCTTTTGGATCAACACCCCATTCTTTTGCAGCGTTGGTTAGCTCTGTTTCATTTTTACCCTGACCTAAATAATCCCAACCTAAAGATCCAAGATCATATCTAAATCTATTTTCGTTTACCAAAGATGCAGCTATCATGGTGTCTACAATCTGTCCGTTGATTTGTATGCCCATAGATCTAATCCAGCAAACATCATACATTGCATTGTGAAAAATTTTTGTTGAAGCTGTTTTACAAATATCTGTAAACCATTGAATTACTTTACTTTTTTCTAGGTTACCACCACCCTCGTGATCAAACGGAAAGTACCCTGAATAGCCATCTGTTGCAACTGCGATACCTACAACTTTACCTTTACCAACGACAGAACCTGATCCCATAGTTTTTAGTTCTGGATCATGCGTTTCCAAGTCTATTGCAATCTCATCACAGAACCTTAAATCTGGAAACTCTGTAGGTTTAACCCATTCTGTTTGTGCACTAAATATCATGAGTAGTCTCTTTCTAATATCATTTCTAAATAATGTATTGCTTTTTTTATATCTTCTTCTTTCCCTTTCGACTGATGTCTACAGATGTACTTTATAGCATTCCCTTCTGCAAAAAGCAACTTGTTCTCATTTATAAACTCTGCCGGTTGAATCTTCATAGATGAATAATGTTTACCACCTACCTGCTCTTGTAATGATTTATATACTGAACCTTTAAATATTTCTTTGTTAGTCATTTAACTCCTCTCTTACGTATCTTTTTAATTCACTATCTTGTATATTATCAGGTATTTCATTCTTGTAAAATATCCTGTAGCTGTCGCTACCATACTTACCGATACCAAATAATTCTGTTGCGTCTTCGCCGTCCCAACCGAGATAGTCTTGTGACATCCTCCACAGCCTGTTAGCCCTGACGTGTTTCATACCTAAATCTTTCAGCATCTCTGCTATCTTGTCTTTGTTCGATTGTAATAAGTGTATCGCTGTTGGAAACTCTTCAAAGAACGCTGGCAACATTTTTTTAACTTTTTCACGTCTTGTTTTATTCAAACAGATAACACCAACCATGTGTTGCCATATACTTTTTACTTGTTGCTGCACCATAAGATCATGTCTCATAATTTAAACTCCTTAGATTTATTTTGCGATTTAATTAAGTACAAATTTTTCATACTTCTCGTTATACCCACATACCAAACTCTGTACTCTTCATCTTGTTTGGTCATAGATTTTTTTGCACCTTTTAATGTGTTTGATGTGTGATTTAAAAATAATACCACATTCGTTGCTTCACCACCTTTAGCTCCATGTATTGTTGATACTTTTATTCTTGCATCCTTCGTTGGATCCTCCCCATTCAATAGTAATAATTTCATGTAAGTTATTTGACTCTCTGGTAATTTATCAAATGCATCATACCATTTAAGAGATAGATTCATTGCTCCTTTCATTCTTTCTTTTATTCTTTGTATTTGAATATCTGGTATAGTTATTTTCTTTTGTAATGAAGACCAGTGTTGAATATCTTCGTACAAACTTTTACCAATACTATTACCTTGTGCCGTATTAAAAAATAATCCTTTCTTTTTTAAATATGTTGGCACAGATTTTAATAATGATTTAGTTCTGGTTAATATTAACCAATCACCTGTTGACATATCTATGTCAGATAATCTATATTTTTCTAAAATCTCTCCAGTTTCAGACTTTGGAAAATACTCTTTGTCAATCCTATTATCTTCTATTCTAGTGATGACATTTAGTGCAACTTCTTGTATAATACTTGGCACTCTTTCTGATTGTTTTAGTGGTATCTCTTTTGCATCATAATTTATAAATGAATCTACATCTGCACCAGCCCAACCAAATATCGCTTGATCATCATCACCTGCAACCCACACATCACAATTAGTGTCTTTCTCTATTTTATTTATCATGGCCCATTGTATCAAAGATAAATCTTGTGCCTCATCGATAAAAATAACATCAAAGTCTGGTGTAACATCTTTATCTAAAAATTTTTGTATCATGTCAGTAAAGTCAATTAAACCATATACATCTTTGTAACTTTTAATTTCTTTTTCAATGGCATCTAATTTGTCTCTTTCTATTCTTGATAAATGTTCATTTAGATCAAATTGATCCATTACAGATGTTTGTCTAACTCTAGCTAAATTTATTAAACTTAAATATTCACTATCTGATGAGAATATGCCATTCCAATTATTTATTTCGTACGAAGCATATTTAATTTGTATACCACAGGTTTCACCAATAACCTTGTAATTTAAATCTTGCATAACATTTTCTTCTTTGAGTCCTAGAGTATTAAAAGCTAGAGAGTGTAATGTTTGAAAATATTTAATATCTTTTTTAGTAAGTTCTGTTTTAACTTTTAAAAATCTATCTCTTGCTTCACCTGCAGCTTTTCTTGTAAATGCAAAATAACCTATCTTTTTTAGCGACACACCTTTATCTACATATCTTTGTACTTCATTTAATAACCTTCTAGTCTTACCTGTTCCTGGTGGTCCTACTACCTTGTATCTCATTAATAATTACTCTTCTTTCTATCAACTGGTTTATATTCTATTTTATCTATGTGTAGTTGTTTTACTCTACATACTTTCATTGTTTTGCCATCTACATTAAGAGAATGATTAAACTCTACCTCACATTTATCTTTTAATTTTTGTGCGATACGCTCTTCCGGTATTTTCCAACTTGCACCTAAATGATCTATGAAAGATGTAAATTTAAAATAGTGATGGCCATCCTCTGTTAAACAAGACCCACTATTTATTTGAATTCTATTTTTAGCTCTTGGCCCATTTACACAATATTGATATAGTTCTTCTTCTAATCTATCTTCTATTTGAGTTCCTTTTGGTGGTGTTATCTTTACAGAATTTTTTCTAAACTCTGTTAGTTTAGCTCTAAAGTCTTTTGGTTTTAGTGGCTCATGATAGATACCTGTCTGCTCCCATATCAAATCAAGTAGCTCTGTTTGCTTTGTTATTAGTCGCCTGTTGCTTGCTACAACACCAGCTTTAGTTCCATCTGGTAAAGCTACATTAAATCTATATTCTGGTTCTGCATACATAATAATCTCAAAGTCTGTAATATCTGGAAACATTGTAATACTATCTGACTTAACACCAAAAGGTCTAGAGTAACAAAGACTACGCATACACTTACTATGTATTGGATCTTCATAACAAGTGTGACCTGCAGTATCTTTTTTCCACGCAGCTATTTTTGAATCTAGTTTTGATTTATCCCAAGGTGTCTCAAGATAATTATAGTTTGCATTTGCAACACTGTCAGGCCACTTGTCTTTATATTTCTTTTTAGCAAACACCATATAATTGTACATAAATCTGTCTCTGCCATCATCTAATTTTCTTTTAGAGCAAAGAGCTAGACACGGTGGACCATCCTCAAACTCTTCGTTTGTGCCAACCAAAATATTTTTATAAGTTTGATCAACTAGTTTATCTAGTTCTTGTTTACCAATTCTGCTTTGCTCTGCTGCTTGTAAAAATTTATCTATATTTAATTTATTATTATCTTTATCAACTGCATATCTGTTAGTGTTGCCATTGTTAAAATATGGTAGGTTTATAAAGTTACCTGGTTTTATCTCTCCTTTATCATCTTCTTTCAATTCTTTCTGTTTAGGAAAAACCTCTGTGTCAGGATCTAATCCAAGAGGCAGTAAAAAAGATTTCAAAGCCGAGATTAGATCGACAGTCGGTATTGGTTCTTTTAAAAACAAATAACAATGTAGCCCTCCGCTTTTAGATAATAATGGTATTAGTGGTAATTTATATTGTTGAAATAATGCTAGATAATTTTCTATTTTAAATGTTGAATAGTTCTTTGGATCAATATCTATGCAACCAAACTCTGCAGTTTTATCTAGTCTACATGGTTGTATACCAATAGATATTTTACCCTCTATGTGATCTTTATAATCACCTTGTGTGATTGGTCTACCAGCCCATTCGTAATTAGGTTTAAGTTTATTTTTTTCTGTATCTAATTGAGCGGAAGACATATCCGCGATACCAAAATCGCCTTGGTAACCTGTGAATAATTTTATAAACTCATCAACCATAAGATCCCGGGTCGGAGCGGCTCCACTCTCGCTTTGCCGCCCCTATCTCCTCAAAAGAGGTAGAATTAGTAGTTAGAGTCCTGTCCGTTAGACTCTGATTTTGCCTGACTATTTTTTAACGAGTTATGGAAGTCTTTTGCCATTTGGTATACTCCAGCGTCATCCACTTTTTTCACCAAATTAATATTATATCCATGCCAAGTAAAACTACCAGAGTTCTCTACCGAGTTTAGTTTGTACACTCTAGAAAACATTGGTGCCGGTACAGCTTTGCCAGTTTTTGGATCGTTTTCAAACTGATCTTCCATCAGTGAGTTCCAACTTCTACTAACTTTAAGCTGTGTTGATTTCATTGTCATCAAAGCTTTTTCTGGTCTATCACCCAAAATAATCACAAAATGATTTGCTGTTTTGATAATCTCGTTACCATTTGTCAGCATATCTTTATTTCTATCATTTTGAGTTGTTTGACTCATGATGCCTGGACCCCTATCATTGTGGATAGGTCTACCCTCTCTTTTTTCAAAAGGTGCCCACTCTGGATATGTCATTTTATAAAAGACAGGAATAACTTCTATTCCTTTCTCTCCACTATACAATTTTTTTGTAACTGTATTGTAGAACATACCTGCTTCTGCTCCTTCAACATACTTTGCATGTTTCTTTTTAGTTTCATCTGAACCTGATTGTAACAACTTCAGAAAAGGCAATGCAAGATCTGACTTGTCTATGTTCTCAAGACCCATTCCTGAATCTGATACAAAGTCCAATGTCGCTAGTGCACCACTTTGTTTTGTCGCTAAGTCTCTTGTTTCTTGACTCATGTTATTTGCTCCTAGTTATTTTTGTTTTGTTTCCCTTAAACAGATTAAAATGTTCAGAGGGTAAGTCTAAATTTTTTTCGACTCGCTCTCTGTATAGTGCTTTGAGAGTCATGGGCTCAACCTTAAGTTTCTGTTGAGGCTGATACCCATTACTCTCGGCAAGGTCAGCGTATTCACGCGCCTTGTTATCTTCGTTACGACCAAAGGAAACAGTGATTTCATTTTTAATCAAATCACCCAAGTCGTTGTTTCGAAGCCAGTTAAATGCGCCTACTCTTTTATCTAAAGGTATTGTTGCGCTATAAATCTCTTTTATTTCTATTGCAGACCCGTCTCTTAATTTCATTGTCTTAAGTTTCATAGATTCCATAATCTCTGGTATCACTTGTTGAGATAATCTATCTGCCTGTTCTTTCTTTTTATTTAATTTTTCTTCATCCATTTTTATTTCATCTTCTAGCTTTTGTAATTCTAAAACATGGCCAGATAATGACTCTGGATTATTTAATTCGTTAAGTTGTTGAGGTGCATCCTCAATAAACATTTTTTGTAAATCACTCATTTAATCCTCTTTCTAGTTACTGCTTTCTATATAAACCACTAATTTTTATTGTCAACTTATATTTGTAAAATCCATCTCAATAGCATAATACGCCTCTTGTCTTCTGTCCCATTTTAACGTTTTGTATTTTTTAAATCTTATTGCTAGTATACTACCTACAGATTGTATTATATTGGGATCGCCATAATTTAAAACATAATCCTCTTCAGGATTAAAATCTTTTAATTTTTCTTTTATCTCTAAAATAAGTGGACCAGGAGAAAACTGCATTTGTGCGAGTCTTTTACTTATCACCACAATTTCACCATATTTTAATGCAGGTGTTATATCTAATTTTGGTTTACCAATTTCTTCTGGATTATTAGAATACTTTATGATTGGGACTTCTTGCACTAAATAAACTTTCGCCATTGACTTTATTCCTTTCAAGTTATATATAGACTTTTAGAAAGAAAAGTAAAGTATGTTTTATAAATTTAAGACCAAGCCGTATGCTCATCAACTTAAGGCATTAAAAATGTCTTGGGATAAAAAGTGTTTTGCATATTTTATGGAGATGGGTACAGGTAAATCTAAAGTTTTAATAGATAATTCAGCAATGTTATATGACAAAGGTCATATAAATGGTTTATTAATTATAGCTCCCAAAGGTGTGTATAAAAATTGGTACGATCAAGAGATACCTACACATTTACCTGATCACATATATAAAAAAGTAGTTTTGTGGAAAAGTTCTGACAAATCTGAAAAGCAGAAAAAATTATTAAATACTTTGTTTGAAACTGGTCTAGATCTTCATGTATTAATTATGAATGTTGAGGCCTTATCAACTAAAAATGGTGTTGATTTTGCAGCTAGATTTATTAATTCACACAAGACAATGATGGCTGTTGATGAGTCAACCACAATAAAAAATCCAGAAGCAAAGAGAACTAAAAATATTGTATCTCTTGGTGTCAATGCAAAGTATAAAAGAATTCTTACAGGATCACCTGTAACTAAATCACCATTAGATCTATATAAACAATGTGAGTTTTTAGATCCGTGGTTATTAGATCATAATTCTTATTATTCTTTTAGAACCAGATATGCAATTATGAAGACTGCAAACTTTGGTGGACGATCTGTGCAGATAGTCGTTGGTTACAGAAACCTTGGTGAGTTATCTGAAAAATTAAAACCTTTTTCAGAAAGAGTATTGAAAGATGATTGTCTAGATTTACCTAAAAAAACTTTTATGAAACGTGTGGTTCAGTTAACACCAGATCAAAATAAAGTATATACACAGATGAAGAAAGAGGCACTCGCGATATTAAATGGTAAGATGATAACCACTGCGAATGCATTGACACAATTAATGAGATTACAACAGATAACCTGTGGTCACTTCAAAGCGGATGATGGCACTATACAAGAAATAAAAAGCAATCGTATCGATGAACTAATAAATGTATTGTGTGAAATAGAGGGTAAAGCTGTAATATGGGCACACTGGCAAAGTGATGTAAAACAAATTATAAAAGCTATTGTAGATGAGTTTGGTGAAGATTCTTACGTAGATTATTATGGTTTAACACCGCAAGATGAAAGACAGAAAAATATAAAACGTTTTCAAGAAGACGACAAGTGTAGATTTTTCATAGGCACACCACAAACAGGTGGTTATGGTATCACACTCACAGCTGCAAGCAATATGGTCTATTATTCTAATGGTTATGATCTTGAGAAAAGACAACAATCAGAGGCTAGAATAGATCGTATCGGTCAGACAAAACCTATGACGTACATAGACATTATATGTGAGGATACTGTCGATGATAGGATTGTAAAAGCTTTACGTAAAAAAGTTAATATTGCAAGTCAGGTTATGGGTGAAGAGCTAAAAGCTTGGATTTAAAAAATTTTATCTATTAAACTAATTATTATAAAAGCAGCTGTGCCAATTAATAATCTTTCTATTCTAACAATCTGTGCTTTTAACTCTTTGATTTGATCAAAGGTTTGCCTTTGCATTATTCGACAAAGTTTTTCATGAGCCTCTATTTTTTGTAATGCTGATTTTCTAGTCATTAATTAGACCTCTTATAAAAAATTGTATGCTTCTATAAACAAAAGTCCAACCTGTTTTTAATGTTCTTCTTTTACCTGTTCCGAATGCAATATAATCTTTAAATTCTTGATAATGATTTTTAGCCTTACCTTCGTTAATAGCTTTTTGACCATAATATCTATAACCTTTTCTTATAGCCTCACCCCACCATGTTCTATGTAAATTTTTAACACACCAACGAACAGCTTCTCTTTTTGTATCTTTTGTAAATGCACCAGAATTAACAGCATGGGTTGCGATTACACAGCCACTCCCACTTCCAGGTGACCCTCCACCTTGACTAGGTGGTCCTCCACTACCGCCACCTCTTCCTGGAGGAGCCGATGCAGTTGTTACAGATCCCATATCTGCTCCACCTCCTCGTTGACTTGGAGGTCCAGCTTGTCCAGCTGTTGATACTGGCCCTGTATCTTGACCACCGCCGCCATCACCTCGTCCTCTATCAGTTATTTCTAAACTTGGATCGGTTGGTTGAATATCACTAGGTGCAAATTCATCTACAATGTTTTCAACACCAGGCGTAATATCTTCAGGCACAGCCCCTACATCTTCTTGTGGTGCAGTTTTATCTGCTTTTTTATCAAAGTAATCTTGTGCAAATTCTTTTTTAGCCAAAGCCATTTTCGTTGTGCCTGTTGAAGTTGCATCCTCCAATAAAGTCTGTTCGTAATTACCAAGTAATGACACAGGGTTTCTACCAAATGGATCTTGATTTAAAGTGCCAGACTGAATATTAAATCCATAATCTTTTTCTGCTTTTAATTCATCAACTATATCTCTGTTTAAAGTGTCTGCTGGGTCTTCTGAAGGTAGCGCTTGCAAAGCATCAATAACTAAACTTACTGGCTTACCAACAAAAGTATTAAGAGCTAATTTACCTGCAGTTACTAAAGGATCAAAATCTGGTATTATATTTCTAATTTTTTTTAATCCTGTATCTAAAAGATTTCCTTGTGTATCTAAATCTTTTGCTTCTAAAATAGGTGCATCAATAAAACCAACATTTGCATCTGTATCTACTACGTCTTGTCTAGACAATGTAACAGGCCCTGCTACATCAGCTATTGTTGGTCTATCAAATGCAGCTGGTGTTTCAGCTTGCTCTGTTGTTATGTCTATACCTGCTTCTGCATCATCAAATCGTTCAATACCAGGTTTACCTAAAACTGTTCCTACATTTGTATCTATGTCAGGAAAAAAATCTGTTGCAAAACCAACCCCTGGCACATTACCAGCTTGATCTAATAAATCTGCTCTACCTGTATCTGCAAAAGTTTGTGGTGTAACTGCTATCTTATTAAAATCATCAAAGTCATCTTGTGTTAATGGAATCTCACCTGGTGCTACAACAGGGTCAGTTGGTGTTGCTTGAACACCAATACCTTGATCAACTAAACTTTGTCCAAAATCTTGTGGTGTTGTATCTAATATAGAGCCACCTGTCACCTGATCCATGGCACTTGTTTCTCCACCAACATTAACTAATGTATCTATGGCTGCTGGTATCTGTGCTGTGTCTTCAACTGGGACCATAGGTGCTCCACCACCATATAAAGTATATAAATCTTCAATGTAGCTTCTTTGTGTAGGATCAAATTTTAATCCAGGAAACTCTGATATATTAGCTAGTAATAGTGGATTAGTTTCTGTAGTTTGTCTTAATTGACTAACATCTATACTAGGATCTGTTAGTTCTGGATCTGCTATGATTGATTTTAATATTTGATCTTCATCCATTATGCCATTCCTCTTTGTCTTAATCTTATAGCTTGTTCTTCAGGTGAAAGCAACGCTTGTTCTGTAGGTGTTAATCCTGTTTGTGATACAGATGTTAATTGATTTGTTTGTACCAACGCAGGATTTACTGATGGTGTTTGTGGTAGAGGTGCTTGTCCTAACAGATCCTCATCAGGTAAATAATCGTCTAAATTTAAATCAAACTCACCATCTAGTCTTAAACGATTTAATCTTCTAGACATGGATCTAATTATTCCTAGTGCCCCTTTCATAGGATTAGGTTCACCTATTCTTCTAGATATTTGTTCAAACTCTCTAAATATATCTTGTGATGGAAAATATGGATTAAAATCTCTTCGTCTTAATCTTCCATAAGTTTTACCAAGACCCCTTTCAGAAAACTCTTGACCAAATTTTCTCATGTCAACACCTAAAATATTTGCTGCCTCTATGTTTTTTAACATTTCTTTTTGAACTTTAAATCTTGCTTTGTTTGCAACAAAAAATCTCTCAACTACATCTTTAGGTGTTTTAGGTCCACCTTTTAAAACTGATTCTGCACCACCTGTAAACAACTGTCTAGATTCTCTAATTCCTCTTTGGTAATCTGCTATTTTAAAACCAATAGATCTTATAGGATCTAATTTTACAGCTCTGTATCCTGCAAATCCTAACAATTCATCCGGTAATTCAAAGAACTCACCACGTTTAGATGGCTTATCTGTTGCAGCTTGGTACAATCTAGTTATTTGTGGGTATGAAAAAGGTAGCATTGATTGTGCTAAATGGTTTGTAATAATTTTTATTTTTTCACCATCTGGTGTTCTCTCAGTGTATAGTTGTCTACCCTCTCTTGTTCTACCTCCTCTTGCAATAATATCTAGTGCAGCTTCTGTATAGATTGCCTCTGATATAAATGGAGATGAAAGCTCAGCTGCAGCTCCAGCCATACCACGTAATACACCTTTCATTAATATTTCTTCATCTGTAATACCTTTTTGCACCTCATTAATTAATGTTTGTATAGGTCTTGTTGCTACGTCGTATGCATTACCGTGACTAAAATCTATATATTTTAACTCACCATCTTTTGATCTAATAGGTAGAATTGTAGAATTTTTAGACCACTTAGGTAAATATTGTTTCATCGCTTGTAATTGTTCATTGGTAACGTCATTAAGTATCTGAAAGCCTGACTGCACTACATTTGGTGCAATGTACATAACTGTGCCTAAACCAATTAATCTTTTAATACCTATGTTTCTTAATACAGGATCTTTTATTTCTCTTATGGATCTTTGTGCAATGTTAGTTGTTGTTCTTAATATCTCTGATGGAAACGACATAAAAGTTCCAAGAGGTAAACGTCTTAATGCTCTAACCGTATCAGATACGTAAGCATAATTAGGCACTGTGTTTCTTACAATGTTTGCTGCCTCTTGATCTAAAAAATCTTCTGTCACTTTTCTGCCTGCTGAAGTGTAAGCATTTTTTAAACGTAATCTTTCAACAGCAAAGTTAGCTATTTTAAATAAATCGTCCTCCGCCGTGTATAGATCCTCTGCACCCTTAAAAAAACCTTTTACTTTTCTACCTGTACCAGCAGTTAGTTTTTTCATTATAGACTCTAATGGTTTTTCAAGATTTAAATTTTCACCAAATCTAACATCACGTAAAAGATTTTTTACATCACCAAGTTGTACTTGTGAGTTTACGACACCAAGATCTAATAATTTTCTATATCGTCTGTTTGCAGCGGCCTCATCAAAAGGTGTGCCTGTTACTTTACCTATCGCTCTTTTTATAGGTGCACCTGTTTGTAATGGCCCAAACGCATCTGCAAATGCTCTACCCACAACTGCAGGGTTTTCAAAAAATATACCATTTGCTGCAGAAAATCCTGTTGCAGAAAATATATTTCTAAAGTGTGTAACTGGTGCAAGTATTGTTTTTGCTACTTGTGATAGTGCTTTTGGAAATAAAATTAAATTACGATACCCCCATGTTAAACCTTTTTCTACACCTGTAGCTCCTGCTCTTGGCTCAAATAAAAATTGTAAAGCTTTTGAAGAATCACCTAATCCTTCTGCTATTGCTTTTGATGTAAACTTACCTGCTAGTGGGTTAACAGTAAATTCGTCTTTAAAAAATGGTAAAAGATATTTATCTAACTCTACTATATCTTGATTAGGCAATGCTGCTGATGCTTTTAATGGATCATCAAAAAAGAAACCTCTTGCACCTGCAGGTGTATTTTTTGTAACTGCTTTTTGCACAGCTTCATCTTGTTTTGCAAGTCTTTCAAATAATTCATTTTTTCTAGCAATCGACGATAATTTTGTCATGCTATTGTAAATAGAAAATCTAGGGTCTTCTATTTTACCAAACAATGCTTGTATTGTAGCTTTATCTTTACCTTTTGTTTCTGCAAGAATACGTGTTGGTCTAATTTGATCTGTTAATATATTTTTAAAAAATTTATCTAGTTCTGGTCCTTCATCTGCAGCTGTGTCATCAATATATTTAAAAGGTAAACCTGGAGGTCCTTTTTGTTTTTGTGCTGACTTAATAACAGTGTTAACCATGGTTTCTGCTTGAAAGTCTGTAAGTTTTTTACCATTTTTAGCTGCATAATCTTTAAAAAATTTTTTTGTATTGTTTATAGCTTCTTCTGTTGGTGCATATCTCATGTAAGGTAAAATAGAATTATCTTCAAATATTCTGTAAGTGTTACCAAGATACTCTTTTACTCTATTACCCATAAGATCTTTTAATGTTTTTATATCTTTTGGCGCATTAGAAGATGCGTTTATTAGTTCAGTAAAAGTTTGCCTTGCGCCATTTAATGATTTAAATATTTCATTAATTGCATCACCTTTAGCTCCCTTATCTTTTAAAAATTTTGTAACTTTGGTAACATTAGCTTTAGAAATATCTCGACCTATGTTGTCAGAAAATAAAACATCGTTTAATGTTTTGTATATCTCTGCTCTTGTTTTTATGTTTGATTTATCAAAAGAACCCTTAAACATAGGAAAGATACTATCAACTTGTCTATCTATGTTTTTAACTAATTCCATAGCTCTGTTAGTGTCAGCCATGGTTGCACCTTTTTCTGCCATCTTGCCTTCAAATATTTCTTGTGGTTTTGCACCTCTTGCTCGCAATGCAGAAAATACTTTGTTAAAATATTGATCCAATTTAGAATTACTAAACTCTAATCTTTTACCACGTTGTACAGCTGCTTTGATTGCCTTGCCTGCACCATAACCAAATAATAAAGTTACTGGACTTTCTGCACCAAACTTTAGTCTATTCATTAATTTTCTACCAGCATCTTCTCTACCACCTTCATCTGTGGTTTCTTCTAGTTGTGTGGGTCCAGCTTCAAACACATCACCAAAACTTCCTATGTCTTCTACATTTGCAACAAAAGCCTCACCTCCTACACCACCAGCCATACCAGCTAAAAATTTTTTTCTACCTAATGTTTTGTTATAGTCGTTTGCTTTCTTTGCAGCTTTTTGTAAATTACCACTTGTTGCATCCATGTAGTTACCAGCTTTCTTTGCTTTGACAGCTTTACTAGCTAACTTAAAACCTATACCACCTGGAACACCTATCTGTATTATTGTTTCTGCTAATTTACCAATGGCTCTATCATCAGCTACTTCTTCAAAAACATTAAATCTATCAAATGCTATTTCTACTTTAGAAGCAAGATCTGTATCAAAACCTAGATCTATTAACTCTGCACCAAGCGATACAACACCCTCTGGAACTTTTATAGCACCAGATACAATACCTGCCATTGCTGCTGTGATTGCACTTGTTTCTGAACTTTTTTCTTGTGGAGTTAGGTCAAAGTAGCCAAATGCATCTATATCTTTAGCCATCTAACCTCCTAATATAAACTCTTTAAATCTATTATCTCGTAACTGTTTGATGTAAAATCATCTTTGTTGCCACCTGGTTTTAACACATATAGTTTACCACCATTTATATCTACAAATCCATCACCAGGTCCAAAGTTTTCATTATCTGTAATATCTTCTCTATCTGCTTTAACACTTAAATCTTTTTTACCAAAATCTGTTCCTTCTATTTTAAGAAGACCTTCATCTTTTAATACGTCATATTCTGCTTCTGCTTCAGTTCCACCTGTCGGTGCATAAAAAGTTTTATATCGAGTTAATATTTTTTGATTTGGAGACGCTCTAGTTATATCACCTGTGCCTCTACTATATTTTTTAAAAGCTTCAGCTCTTCCTTCAACAGTGTCTGGAAACTCTCCAGCTTGAATAGATAAATCTACTAATTTTTCTACTCTAATTTTATTTTGACCTCTTCTAGATAGTTGAGATCCTAGTGCTGATGACACAGCTGCCTGTTCCCTTTTTCTAGCTGCTGCTCTTCTAGCATCATCTCTTCTTACAAAATCTGCATATCCAGTAGTGAGTGCATCTCTTATCGGTGCACCACTAACTAAAGCAGCACCCACCGTACCAAGAGGTAATCTTGTTTTTGGTATAGGTGCTAACTCATCAAATATATCTTGTATTGCTTTTGATTCTAATCTTGCTCTATCAACATCAAGAATAGTTCCTTGTGTTGCAAACTTCTCTCTATCTTCAAGTCCAGACATGATACCATCATTAGTGGACCCACCTCTTCTAAACATTGGTCTTTTTAAAACTCTAGCCATTATGTCCCCGTCGGTCTAAATATTCTTCCATATATGTCAGCACCCATTAATCCAAAACCTAGTGCTTGTGTTAATGGACTAGGAGCTGCTGCCATTGGTGCTTCTTGTAAAGTTACTGTTCCTGCACCTGGTGTAATTGATGTAATACCAGTTCCTAATAAACTTAATCTTCTTCTTGGATCATCAACAGCTAACTGTGCTGCTTGTCTCTGTGCATCTAACACTGCTTGTTGTTGTGCCTGTTGTGCTGCACCTAGTGTGCCAAGACCAGATATTTGTGCTCTTGCAAAGTCTTGTGCTGCTGCACCTAATCCTCTCTGTTGATTAGATAGAGTTATTTGATTTGCAAGATCTTGTTGTCTTCTTGATGCTGCACTTTCAAAACCTGTTTGTAATAATTGTGCTTGTAAAGCCGCTCGATTCCTGTTGCTTGCTGCATCAAACTCGGCTCTTTGTACCCCTTCACGGCCACCACCAAACGCACCAGCAACATTTAATGTTTGTGCTGCTTGTTGGTTTCTTCTAATCTGAGCTTGTCTATCAAACTCTTGTAATGTTGTATCAATAACCTGTTGTTGAAAAGGTGATTTGTAAGATTCTATAGATCCCGCTCCTGTTCCTGCACCAGTTCCTGTTAGTGCTGTTGCTGCATCTGCTGCAGTTGTAGCTTTAGTTAAGAATGGTTCAAAAGATCCAAGGCCTCCTGCTAAATCTCTAGCCTGTTGTTGTAATGCTGTTTCATCTGCAACTTTCGGTGCAACCTCAGCCATACCAGCTCTTATAATACCAAACTGTTGTGCCTGTGCTTGTCTTGCTGCAAATTGTTCGTCTGTTTCACCAGGTTGTTTTTCTTTAGCTGTTGTAACAGTTGGTAATCCAGCTTGTCTACTAAGATCAGCTAAAAATGTTTTTTGTGCTTTTTCAATAAACTCTGGTGGTAATAATCTTGATTCTGTTATACCGCCAGTCTGTTTTGATACTCTACCACCATCTGCCATAAATTTAGATCTTAATCTATCAATCTCTTCATCTAATAATTCTAATTCTTCGTCTGTTAAATCTTTTAATTGTTTACCAAACATCTCCATGGCCATGTCATTTTTTTCGGACATAGGATCTAAGTAACCAGCCATCTTCATGTTCTTTCCCTCTGCATAATTAACTCTACCACCTTGAGCATACTCTCCAGGTTGATATCCTTTTTCTTTTAATCTTTTTTCTAATCTAGAAAAATTTCCAGTTTCTAAAAACTCAGAGTATAGCTCCATTAATTCACTATCACCTGTGGATTCTATAAAATCTTTAAAACTTCCAAACTCCATTATACTACCCTTTTCTCCAATCGTTTCATGGTATTATACATCTTTTGTGCTCCTTTTTCAATGCTACCACCACCAGCTCCTCTTACAGCATCTGCTGTAAAAACAAACTCATTTTTTGATAACATGGCAGGGACATCATCTGCTTTTTCTTTTACACCTACAGGCACAAATCCACCTGTCTCTCTGTAATCTCTTTCTTTGACTCCAGCTTTATTTGTTCTCATAATACCTGTTGGCATACCACCTTTGTTAAGATTGTATCTCGCAACAAAAGCATCTCTGCCTGCATCATCTAGTTTCATATATTCTGGATCATTTGCAAAATAATTATCCATAAAAACTCTCATTTGTTCTCCAACTCTTTTTTTTCTTGCAGCTAAATATTCTTCCATAGTTTCACCAGGTTCTTGCTCTCTAAAGTCTCCTTGAAAATAACTTGCTAATAAAGAAGCACCTGCCGTAAGACCGCCTGCTATTAATTGTGCTTCAATACCTTTTGGTAATGCTTTAATAGACTTCTTTAAAAATCCTTTTAATCCTGTGTCAACAGTTCGATCAATAGTTGTTCCTCCACTTGTACCTGGTTTTGTTGTGCCTGTAATTTGCTTATCAAATAATCTTCCTGGTAAATCTTTAATAGCTTGAGTTCTTTGAGGATCTAATGGAGAAGTAAAACCTCCTTTTAGTCCACCACCTGTAATATCTGGTGCTCCACCTAAAGCTCTAGCCCCTGCACCAAATGCAAAAGTTCCAACACCTTGTTTAAGTGCATCACTAATACTACCTCTTTGATCAAATCTACCTATACCTCTCATCAACCCAGCCACAGCAGGATTAAATGGTGCAACTAATGGTGCAGCTTTAACAGCTACACTTGCTAGCTCGTTAGGTATAAGTTTTCTAAATCGTTCTTTTATTTTACTACCAAGTCCATATTTTTCTCTAGGTGCAATACTCGCTATCCCACCTTCATTACGTAATTGTCTTGGCATTTTTGATCTATTAATCATATGTATTAAATTTTAGTTATATTAAAAAGGCAGGGTTTACACCTGAATTTATACTATTACTCGTTTTTTACGAGTAAATCAAGACTATGTTGTAACCTCTCTCGGCTTAGATTGTAGGGCCGAAAGGACCACATGTAGTCTATTTGCTGTTGCTGCAGTCACTTTTAGTATCTCACTCTCCTCTAATACTAAAGGTGCTGATAGTAATTCTGTTGTGCCATTGGCAGATATAGATTTTGTCTTAAATAAACTAAATACGTTTGAGCTAGTATCTGTAATAGTAACCGTGATAGTATCTGCATTACCAGAGTCCTCTGATACTAATATAGATTTTACAATAGCAGTTGTTGCAGTAGGCACTGTATATAGTGTCGTAGCTGATGTAGTTGTTAAGTCTACTTTTTTATTTACAAATGTATTAGCCAAAGAAAAAAGCCTCCGCCTCTGACTCGTCTTTTAAATCTTGTTGATAGGTAGTGTTTAATTTTTGGACAATACTATCCACATCTCTAACAAACGATTGTTGTGTTTGTTGATTATATTCTTCGTCTGGTTGTGTTAATGCCTGTATTATTCTAGCCACGCTTTTTAACTCCCTTAATTCTTTTTTTATTTAATGATGCATAAAAAACTTGTTCACCACGTTTTTTACCATACTGCTTTTTCATAGACTTCATTATCTTTTTACCTTTTTTATTTAACGGCATTATCTTCTTCCGTCCGGTTGATAGTCTATTCTAAATGTACCAAGTTTCCAAAACTGACTAGTGCCAGTGTTTTCTACTTTTAAAGATATCTCTCTAGCTCTAGCTCTTGTATCAATCTTTTGAGTGCTGCTGGATATCGTAAATGGTCCTAATGTAGAACTAGCTGCAGTGTCGTTTGGAAAGTCTCTTAAATTTAATGTAACTCTTGCATTACCTGTTTGTGATAAAAAGTCTGGTATAACTCTTCTTATTTTCATCATGAACTCACCGTCACCTTGTAGGCCTTGTTGACCAATATCAAAACTACCAGACTCTATGTTTGCTGTAATAGCAGTGGTTTGACCTAATTTAACTTGATTTAAACCAGTTTCATGTTCGTAATATGTCGATGCACCATCTGTGTTACCGTGCACATAATTAACATCTGTATCAGCTGTCTCTGCACTTGAATCATATTCTGTTGCATGTGGTTTACCAAACACTGCAGAATCTTCCCATGCTGTCCTTGCAAGTGTACCTGTTGTCCACACTGGTCGCTCGTTGCTTGAGTCTAGATAATTATATGCAACCATTCTATTTACAACTCCTGAACCTGAGTTTGGATAAAACCAAATTACTTCACCAAACAAATTATTTAATCCAGCATTAATATGTTGTTTAGGTGTAGTGTTGATATCATCAAAGACATGGTCCTCTACTAAACATGGTAGTGATTCTAATTTACCAGCATATCTAAAGAAACCATTTTCTGACATCCAATAAGCTGTACCATCAACTTCAACAGCTGCGTTCTGTCCAATCAATCCACAGTTTGTACCTACTTGTTGAAATGAGAATGTAAATGGTGGACCAACAAAACGCATGATAAACAATGCAGTGTCAGTCCATATGTAAATAGCATCACGACCTCTGATCGCTCCAACAAGTTTAGATCCATCTGCAAGTCTTTGTGTACCAGCAGTGTTAGTCGCTGAAGGTGTGTAAGTATTAATATCCTCTTGAGAAGAGAATCTTATAAACATTGGATCTTGTGTTGATTTAGTTCCAATAGTTGTTTCTGTACCAAAAAATATTAAGTGACGGTCTGGTGTAGATACTAAACTAAATGCAGAAGCTGTTGGTGCACCCGTTATGATGGTTGCTCTAGTATTATTTGCTCCTATAGGATTAGAATCCCACTCAAAACTTTCACCACCATTAATAGTTGCAATAAGTTTATTACCTAAATTATCTAAAGACCAAAGTCCAGGTGCAGTTACAATATCTCCAGATGCTGCAGCGTTCCATGCAAAAAAGTTTGATGCATCTGTTACGGTTGCACCTGATGAGTGTGATGCTGCTGTTGTACCTGAAGCACCTCTAGTTAAACCAGATAAATTTCCACTATTGTCATTACCTGTATAAGTAATTAACTCTGTTCCAATTAACACTGTTCCTGAAGATGGAAAAGATGATGAACTAGCCATCGTTAAACTTGTAACACTAGCGTTTATTGAAGAAGACAATGTAGATGTAAACTGACCCGCTTGTTGCCCACCCCATGATCCAAGAGACCAACCTGTAGATGCAACCTCAACCGCTGGTCCAACAGGATAGTAATGTTGAACTCTAATACCACCTGATGTTGTTGCACCAGATCCAGATTCATTAGACTCCATCTCTATTGTAAGAGTGCTACTGGTTGGTATAGATGTCACCATAAATTTTTTATCTGTAAAATCTCCAGATGCAAAATCAGAACCAGTAATAGCTGTAAAAGTATCTAATAATATTATATCAAATTTATTTATGTTGTGATCTGAACTAAACGTAAGTGTTACAGTTTTTGATCCATTCGTTGTAGAAAAAGCATTTGATAAAGATGTTGTCGCTTTGATAGGATGTATATCATAAAATATACCACCAGAGTATGCATATAAAATTCTGTTTGTTCCTAAAATAGCATACTTGATACCTGATGTATTTACAAAGTGATGAATCGCTGTTGCTCTACCCGTAATTTGAACAGAGCCTAATTGTGACCATCCACCTATTTTTTCAGGTGTACCATATCTAAAACGAACATTGTCTCCATCAACCCATTGGCTTTCACCACCTACTGATGTAACTTGTTTGTTAAATCCAGGTGCAAATTTTACTTTTTGCAACATAATAAATTACCTAGGGCTTAGTTGGCCACGTAGCGTTTTCACATTTTTCAACAGTGTCTTTACCCTCAGGCAGGTCTCTTAACTCCTGTCTGTACGTTCTCATGTCATCCGACATAGTAACATCAGATAAAGCATAAAAGTCAGTCTCAGCTAAAAGTTCATTTCTTCTAGCTCTAAGATTAGCCTGTGCTCTTCCTAGGGCACCATCTGCCCACGCTTGTTCCTCAGCATCTCTAGCAGCCTCTTCTGCAGCTGTAAACTGTACTCTCTCACCATTTATATTATGATATCTTGGCATAGTTTTCTCCTTTGTTTTTGTTTATCATGATTAATTAATTCCGTAAAGACAAATATCTCCAGCGTCTATATTGCCTGATGACATTTTGAATTGCACAGCATCAACTGCACTTGTTGTATTTCCATATCCCCCAGTATAATTATCAATCATATAATTTGATCCTTGATAGTGACTGGCTCTAGATAAAAAATGTTTTACAAATGTGGTTGATGATGGATTAAATAAATGCACATAACCACTTGCGGTTTCATCATCACCATTACCTACTTCTGCAGCTAGTATATGAAATCCTGTGCCAGTCAAATCATAATCAGTTCTGTATTGTAGTGCTGTCGCACTTCCCCCTTCATTATGATAAGCATAAAAAAAAGTCGTAGTTTTATTAACATTGTAATTACTACCTGAATCTATTGACATGTTAAATGTAAAATTTGCATTATTAGTTGCTGGATGAATATTCTTAAATGTAAATAAATATTCTTTATATGTATTATCTAAAACCACATCGCTAGACCCATCAACAAAAGATAAAGCACTAGAACTAGAAGCAGTTAACTTTTTAATAAAAGTCATAGCACCACTACTAAGACTACCAAATGCAGTTACTGATCTAACTCCTCTATTATTTAATTTAACTATGCTCATTAGCTATCACTTATCCCATATAGTTTGATTGTGCCACTATCTATATTACCAGATGACATTTTAAATTGAATTGCATCTACAGCAGAAGTTGTGTTCATATATCCAGCAGTCCACCAATCATAAATATAACTTTGATATGAATGACTAGGAGTGTGCGAAAGCCAATGTTTTACAAATGTAGTTGAACTTGGATTAAATAATGTAAGTTCTCCACAACATTGTTCATCATCAGCATTACCTACACCTAAAACTAAAGGTTGAAAAGATGTCGATTGTGCCAAATCTCCACCAGCAGAATAAGCTAGTACATCGTCTGTATCATCTTCTTTGTGATAAGCATAAAAAGCAGTAGATGTTTTTGTGACATTGTAATTAGAACCAGTATCTGCTGAGCCATTATATTGAAATGAAACATTATCTGTTGCTGGATGAATATTAATATATTTAAACATATAGATGGGATATGTGTCATCTAAAACTACATCTGAACTACCATGCACGAATGACAATGTAGAACTAGAACTAGCAGTTAAAGTTTTAATTAGTGTCATAGCACCAGCAGGAAAACCAGCAGCACTTGTTACACTACTTAAACTATTATTGTTATATTTAACTAACGCCATATAATTTAAATGTCCCCGAATCTATATTACCTGTAGTCATTTTAAATTGAATACCATCAATAGCAGTAGTAGTATTAATATAACCAGCTACATTCCATCGATAACTTGCATCATCTGCATGAATATTATTAGTTTCACATATAAAATGTTTTACAAAAGTTGTGCTACTAGGATCAAATAAATGCAAGATTCCTGCCGCACACTGATCATTATCATTACCCATTCCCTGTGCAATTCTTTGAAAACCTGTGCTTTGTGCTAAATCATGAGATGTATCATAAGTTAATGCTTGAGTGCTATCATCTTCAAAATGATATGTTCTAAAAATAGCTGTAGTTTTAGTGGCATCATAATCTGTTGAACCATCTCTAAAATTAACTTCAAAATAATTTGTAGAGGTATTATTATCAGTGGCTGGATGCACATCAAAGAATTTTACAATATATTCTTTATAAGTAGAATCTATTCCAGAAGTAAAACTTATTGTAGATGAACTTGATGCAGTTTGTGTAGAGATAAGATTTAATGATCCCCCACCGACACCACTGGGTAGACTCGTGATTGCTGACATGGAGTTGTTGTTGCACACATTAATTGACATCTGGTGCTCCTATTTTGTTATACCATAACAAGTTATTGAGCTTCCACTGCTTATATCTCCTGAACTAAAAAAAAATTGAATTCCATCAGTAGCTTCAGCATTTAATCTTTGACCACCACCATTCATAAGAGCTGGGTCTCCATCATTTCTATGTCCTTTAAAATTAACAACTGTTTTTGTAGATGAATTTGATGGATATAATAATGTTAATTCTCCTTGATATGCGTTTGCAATATTACTATCTGTTGCATCAAATAATCTTATCTCAGCAGCACCATTACTGTTAGTTCCACTGCCCGAATCATTTATATAAGCCCAACCATAATCTGAGGAACCAGAATTAAATGATCCACCATCTGATAATCTTACTTGAGCTTTAGCGTTATCAGTTTCTGGACTCATTAAAATAGTAAAATAATATGCATCATGAGTTGATGTTATAATAGAACTATCAAAAGTAATAAGTGTAGTAGCACTACTTAATGTTGTGGTTGATAATTTAGTCAATCCTGCTGTAGATTTTATTAAACTATAATCAATTCTTTTTATTGTTCCTGCGTCTGATACTAAAAACTCATCTGTATCGTCGGGTGCAGATGTAAGAGCAGTTTGTCCTGATATAATATCATTATTTAATTTAGCGGCTGTCACAGTGTCATCAGAGGGCTGGCCAATGTCGAGCACATTACCTAATATTTGAACAAAGTCGATAACGTCTCCGGTCGCCAGATTCGAGGCGAAGGTCATCGTGGACCCTGATACAGTAAAGGATGATCCTGGTTTTTGTAGGATACCATTTAAACTGACCAGCATGTGGTTGGCAGATTCTGGCGTAACATTTACACCTCCTACTTGTAGGGTGTAAGCTGCCTGTCCGTTTACGACTGATATCGCATCACAGACTTGAAAATTTCCAACGGTTGGGGTCGCTCCTATGTAGGCCATGATTCTCCTTTTTGTTTATCTATCATATTAATTTATTCCATACAAGGTTATTGTTCCAGAATCTATATTACCACTAGCCATTTTAAAAGATACTTCGTCAATAGCTGATGTTGTATTAATATATCCAGCAACATTAACTTCATTTGCATAACTTTGTTGAGTGCTACAACTTCTAACTATAAACTGTTTAACAAATGTAGTAGAGCTTGGATTGAATAAACATAAAAAACCAGCAGCACTTTCATCATTTCCGTTAGTACAATTAACTAAACTTTGATAACTTGTTCCTTGAGCTTGATCTGTTCCTGTTATATATCTTAGACCACTAGCACTACCACTTTCAGCATGATAGGCATCAAAAGCAGTTGATGTTATTGTTTCATTAAATCCAGATCCTCCAGCAGCATTAAATTGAACTTGAAAAGCAATATCATTACCTGATGGGTGAATATTATTAAAATGAAAAATATATTCTTTATAAGTATTGTCTAAAACAACATCACTAGACCCATCTACAAAATCTAATGTACTACTAGAACTAGCAGTAAGTTTTTTAATAAATGTTATAGACCCACCTGCAGATCCAGTCTCGAATCCATTAGCACTGCTATTAAATTTTAATGCTTTACTAGCAGCAGGTGTAACATTTATACTATTAAATTTTAATTTATTAAGAGCCATTAGCTATCACTTATCCCATATAGTTTTATTGTACCAGCATCTATGTCGCCAGATGACATAGAAAATTGAATAGCATCTATTGCAGATGTTGTATTAAAATATCCAGAAACAAATGAGTTATGCAAATTTTGTGTAGATTCTCCAGTTGGACCTGTAAATGTTGAAAAAAAATGTTTTACAAAAGTTGTAGAACTAGGATTAAAAAGATGTAACATTCCTGCCGCAGAATCATCACTAGTGTTCCCAATATCTTTTAATTGTTGTGCAGAAGTTGATTGTGCTAAATCTCTGTTTGCATAATATTGAAGTGCAGTAGCACTATCGCTTTCTGTGTGATATGCTTGAAAATAAGTAGTTGTTTTAGTTACATTATAGTTTGATCCAGTATCTGCTGAAGCATTAATTTGTAATTTTGTAGTATTAGTTTCTGGATGTATATTTATAAATTTAAACATATAAACAGGATATGTGTTATCCAACACTACATCTGAACTTCCATTTACAAACGATATAGTAGAATCAGAACTAGCAGTTAGAGTTTTAATTAATACCATTGATGTGCTATCGATTGTAGAAAAACCATTAGCACTAGAGTTAAATCCAAGCCCTTTACTTGCAGCTGATGTTACATCAAAACTATTAAAATTAAATTTTGTAAGTGCCATTAATTAACTCCATATAATTTTATTGTTCCTGAATCTATGTTGCCAGAACTAAACTTAAATTGCACTGCGTCCACCGCTGAAGTAGTATTACCATAACCAGCAATAAATTGAGGGTTAGAATAATTTTGTGCTTGTGCGTTATGTGATGTGCATATAAAATGTTTTACAAAAGTTGTGTTGCTTGGATCAAATAAATGCAAAGTTCCATTTGCAGATTGATCGTTATCAGCACCAGTTTCTCTACCTATAATTTGAAAAGATGTGCTTTGTGCTAAATCTCTACCCGTGCTATAACTAACTTGTGCATCAGTATGACCAGTTTCGCTATGATATGCTTGAAAAAAAGTTGTAGTTTTAGTTACATTATAATTACTGCCAGAGTCTGCACTCATGTTAAATGTAAAATTTGCTTCATCAGAAGCTGGGTGTATATCTATAAATTTAAATATATACTCTTTATAAGTGGAGTCTATCCCTGAAGTAAAAGATATTGTGGCTGAACTTGAAGCAGTCTGTGTAGATATCAATACCATACTACCACCAACGTCTCCTGCTTCTATTCCATTATTATTAGAATTAAAAACAACTGTTTTACTAGCAGTTGGTGTTAAGTTTAGACTATTGAAGTTAACTTTAGAGAGTGCCATGGGTTACTCCTAGCTTACTTTTCTTCCATACAAAGAAATTTTGCCTGATTCTATATTCCCTGAGGTCATTTCTAATTTTATATTATTAACTGCTGTAGAAACATCATTACAACCAGCAACATTAGTAACAGTAAGTTCACCAGAATTACTTATATAAGATGATTGTGCGTTAAACATGGTCACTAAACCTGTTGATCCACTTTGTTTCATAGGGTCAAAAATTTTTGCAACAACCGAGAAACCCTCTCCTGAAGCACTACCAATAGCAGTATTTCCATTAAAACGCATGTCTGTAGTTGTTTGAGATTGTCTAAATCTATCATTATTACCAGCTCCTCTTCCATTTACTACTATTTGATAATCACTTAAATAATTTGAACCATTATCTACACTAAAAAGAATTTTTGCCTGTGAACCATCACTTGCAGGTATTATTCCTGACATAACAATCATGTAATCTAAATACGTTGTTGTTATGTAAGTACTATTAAAAGTAATATTTGCTGAATCACTTGCTGTTGATGTGAGTAAGTGTTCAAAAGCACCACCGCCTTTAATTAATGAGTAATCAATTCTTTTTAACGTACCTGCATCTGATACTAAAAATTCATCTGTATCATCGGGTGCACTCGTTAATGCATCCTTACC